CCGATCTCGACCCAACCGAGCGGGTTGTTTGTCTGCGATACGAACCCGTAGAGGTTGCCGTCGAGCGGGTCGCCGTCGCGATGGTACAAGAGCGCATCGCCGATCCGCATCTGATATGCGGGCTGGCCGGGCCGGTCCCAATCGAGCGGCAGAAACCCGGTCGGCGGCAGATCGGCCGGGGTTTTCGAGACGCCGAATTGCCCGACGATGATCGCCGCCGCGCCGTCCTGGCCGGGCGGTCCCTGCACGCCGGTCTGTCCGGTCAGCCCTTGCACGCCCTGCGGCCCGGCCGGTCCCTGCTCGCCGCGCGCCCCTTGCCCGCCCGGTATGCCCTGCGGCCCGCTCGGGCCGGGAAAACCCATCTCGCCGCGCGCGCCCTGCGGCCCCGGCGGTCCCTGCGCGCCCGGCCCGCCGGGCGGTCCCTGCGCGCCGGGCGGGCCGGGCGGCGCTTGCAGCACGCCGGGCGTAATCCACGGCTGCCCGCCGGGGTTGAGCCCCTCGCCTACGAACGTCCATAGATCGCCGTTCGGCTCGTAAATGAGCGACCAGCCGACTTGCACTTGCGTATCGGCGATCGGTCGGCCGAGCCCGTCCCAATCGGCCGGTATCAGCCCGTCGTCGGGTAGCTCGCTCGGCTGGCGCTGCGCGCCGAACGTGCCGACGATGATCGTCGCTTGCCCGCCCGGTCCGGGCGGGCCGTCCGCGCCCTGCGCGCCGGGCGGGCCGGGCGGTCCGGGCTCGCCGGGCATCCCGGCGGCGACGTCGATAAAGCCCGGCGGGCGCGGCACGGTCACGTCTATTTCGCTCATCGGGTCACGTCCGGTTCTACGATCACGGGTCCGCGGATCACGGTCAGCACTCGACCGGCGGGAAACGAGAGCTGGCAATCCCACCGGCCAGACGGCGTTACCTGCGATTGCCCGGCGGACAGATGCACGAATACGTAATTGGGCAGAGTGATCACGCATCGCAGCTCGACCGCCGCGCGATCGTCGGGCGCGCGGCGTATCTGCGCGGCGACCTCCGACACTTGGCGCAGATCGTAGGGCTCGGTCCGGTCCGCATCGGCCCAGAGCACGAATGCCCACGATCGCGAGTCGCCCCGGTAGACGTACAGCGGCACGTCCTGCGGCATGTCGCCGAGCTGCGCGGCGCTGGCGGGCGCGGCGGTCGGTGCGGTCATCGCGCGCTGTTCGCCTTGCCGCGGCTAGTCCATGCCCACGAGCCGGTATTGACCGGCTTGTGATAGGTGCACGGCGCGCCGGAACCGTTCGTGTAAGCGATCATCACGAGGTTTGCGGCGTTAATGTCGATCCCGACGCCGCTTTTAGCGCCGCTCTGCCCCGGATCGACCGCGTAGGCTTCGGGACGGCCCGGCGGGAAATACATCACTTGCCCGCTCGGCGATAGCCACGCGAAATGGGGACTACCGTCCCGGTCGTATGCCACGTCTGCACTCACGTCGACCTCCTGTTTTGGCGGCGCGGGCGCAGCGCTGCCGCCGCCGCCCGCTATTCGGATGATTTCATCCATCGGGAACCCGGAACCGCAATCGTGGTGATTGCCGCCCCCGGCCCCGAAATTCTTATGCTCGCAAAAACCCTTGCTCGATCCCTGCGCTTGCGAGTTATTGAGCTGCGTCCGCGGAATATTGAACTGGCGCGACAGCTCGCCCGCGAGCCGACCGGCGGCGGTCAGCATCGCCCCTTTCGATAGCCACGTCGAGCGCGACCATCCCGACGCCGCGCCGCTCGGCGTGCAAAACGCGATCGAGATCGCCGCGCCGTTATAGTTGGCTTGCGCCCATGCCCGGTCGCCCGTGCGGACGAAATTCGCCGCCCAGTTATCGCCGTGTGACATATCGACGGCGAAATGATACGAGACTTTCGAGCTAGGGTTCGTGAGCCAATTCCGCAGACTCTCGGCCGTGGTCGAGCCCTCCGTCGTGTGAAACGCGATCACTCGCGCCGCTTGCCCGCCGCCCGAATAGTGCTGTGACGGCCACCATGCCCGCGTAACAGCCATTAATCCTCGCCCCCTTCGTGTTCTAGGTCGCCGACTTGCTCGGATTCGGGCACGAGCGCGGCGTCGGGCTCGACCGGCGCTAGCTCGACGTCCTCGTCGCCCGTGTACTGTTCGCCCGCCAAAACCCGGCGGCGCTTGCCTATAGGCATCGGTCCGTTTCCCTTCCTGCTCGGCGGCGCGCTTTAAGCGCCGCGCACTTCCTGCGGCGTGCGAGTGAGCGCGTCGTAAACCCGGCTTCCGGCGATCGGCGCGGCGACGTAGCGGGATAGCCGCGAGCCCTGAAACGTGACCGTCGCGGCGTTATCGAGCGTGCCCGCCCATCGCGAGGTAATGCCGAGCGTGAGATCAGCGCCCGGAATGAGCGTCTCGGGCTCAACACTGGAAACCGCCCCGGCGGACATATTGCCGCCAGACCAGCCCGGATGGGTCGGCCGCGGCGAGCACAGCGCCTCTGTCCAGACCATTACCGACGTCGGCGTGTTGACCTGCACGAATTGACGGACCGCAACGCCGAACGGCACGGCGGTTTGCCCGGCCGATAGGTTCGTGAGCCGCAGGTCGATATACCGCAGCGTGTTCGCGGCGTTAAATCGCTGGCTAACGACGAGCAAGCGCTGATCAGTGGTCGCGCCCCAGCTACCGAACCCGGCCGCGTGGACTTCAAACCAGCTACCGGGAATGAGCTGCGCGGCGGGAATCACCCACGCGCGGGTAACCGCCGTGGTGACGTTCTGGCTACCGGGCAGCACAACCGCGGCAGCATCGGACAGAAACGACGCATTGAGCGTGCCCGGCGGTCCGGGCGGGCCGTCCGCGCCGGGCGGTCCGGGCGGGCCGTCCTCGCCGGGCTCGCCCTGCGGCCCGCGGACTAGCCCGACATTCAGCCAAGCGTCGCCGTTCGGCGAGGTCGGGCCGACCCATACCCAAAGCGACCCGTCCGGGTCATAGACGAGCGCGTGCCCGAGCGTCATCTGATACGGGATCGCGGGTCGGCCGGGGCCGTCCCAATTCGCGTCGATAAACCCGTCGCGCGGCAGATCGGCGGGCACGCGCTCTTGACCAAACGAGCCGAGTATGACGGTCGCTTGCCCTTCCTCGCCGCGCTCGCCCTGCGGGCCGGTCGGCCCGGCCGGTCCCTGCGGGCCGGGGTCGCCGACCTCGCCGCGCTCGCCGGGCGGTCCCTGCTCGCCGCGCTCGCCCGTGCCCGGCGGTCCCTGCGGCCCTTCCGGTCCGGGTCCGCCGGTCGGCCCCTCCGGTCCGGGCGGGCCGGGCGGTCCGCCGGGCTCGCCGTCCGCGCCGGGCGGTCCCTGGTCGCCGGTCGGTCCCTGCGGCCCCGGCGGTCCGGGCGGGCCGGGCTCGCCGGGCGGGTAATCCTGCTCGCGCGGCGTTAGCGTCATGTCGGCCGCTTCGGTCGCGCCCGCCGGAACCGTGATCGTGCCGAGCAGCACGCCGAGCCGGGCTTGCTCGCCGCTCGGGTGCACGCCGAGCCGGAATTGCGCCGACTCGACGTCGGTGATCTCGGCCCATAGCTCGTCGGTCCGCTCGTCGTCGTCGTCGCCGGGCAGCGCGAATACCGCGTGACCGATCGGCGACGTGAGCACGGCGACCGTCCCGTCGCCGCAATCGGCTATCGCCAGCCATCCGGCGTCGACCGTGATTCCGAACCCTTGCCCGGCGGTCATCGATACCGGCGTTACGACGCCGCTCGCCCGGCCGCTTAGCGCGGTAATGACTTGGCGGTCATCCCACGCGCTAAACCGGCCCGATTGCCCCCATCGGATAAGCGTTCCGCCCGGCGTGCTCATGAGCCGATATCCTCGACCGTGAGCGTCTGCACATACGGACCCATATCGGTATATCCGCCGGGCCGGATCGTGAAAGCGCCGTTAGTCCAGATTCGCCCGTCGAATATGCGGGTAACCGGCGCGTCGTTGAGATTGTGGCGGAACACGTACTCGGCCGCGATCACGGTCGGCACGGTGAAGTACGGCCACGAGACGACAAATCCTCGCGTCATTGTTGAAGCTGCCGCGGCCTGGCCGTTAACCCTTTGACCGATCCCGCATCGCCCTTCTAGCCGGGTTCCGGCGGGCGGTATCGTGCCGACGAGCGAGCAGCAATGCGCGGTATAGCGGACCCGATACCATTGACCGGGTTCCATATAGCACGGGATCGATTCGAGACCGCGGCCGACCGCCGTCCCCCATACCTGCGCGTTATAGTCGTTAAAGCCCGAGCTGTTCGGCATATAGGTAACCGACAAAACGCGCCGCTCGATAGCGGCGTCGACCGACCGTATCGTCATCTGCGATGCGAGGTTGGCATTCGACGGGACCGTAATCCAAGCGATCGGGATTCCCGAGCGGCCCGCGGTCTGCGCGGCGGTCATAACCGATAGCCGCCAGAAACCTTCGTCCGGGTACGTGTCGCACCATATGACGTCCTCGCGCGAGCCGACCGCCGGGCCGGGATTCGCGGTAACGACTTGAGTCTCGCGGCTGCCGACGACGGCGCTCGTGAGATCATCACAGCTCGCGACGCCGACCCATCCGGCCGCGATATTGATCTGCAAACCGGCCCCGGCCGATGCGACGATCGGGCGCAGCAACCCGATTCGCCCGCCGGTCACGGCGGTTATCACGGCGCGATCGTCTACGCCGTCGTATTGCGCGGCTTGTGACCACGCTAGTTTTCCCTGCGGCGTCGTCATCTGTCATCCCTTCCTAGATCGGCCGCAATCCGCCGCCGTGAAATTGAGCGGAGGTCGCCGTGTCGAGCCGCCGGAATATGCCCGAGACTGTTTCGCGGGTTCCCTGCGGCGGCGACGTGAACCCGGCCGACCACGTAGCGATTCCGGTCGCTGCGTTTACCTCGATCTGGTCGAGCCGGGCGGCGAACACGATTCCATCCGGTATGAGCGGCGTCACGGCCCGCACGGTTACCGTGTCGCCGACGCCGTAACTCGTGATCGCCGGGAAACTCTCGGGCGGGCTTCCGGTCACGCTTTGCGCGCCGATCGCGTTGATCGTCGTCGCGGTTATGGCGCGCTCGCGCAGCGTCGAAACGAGGATCGTTCCGGGCCAGTCGTCTACGGCGTCGAGCCGCGGCAACCGCGGGTTGTATTGCGAATAGACGGCGACCGGGCGCGTCGCGTTTTCGGGCGCATCGTGCGGCAGATCGCCGACCGCGTAGGTTACGGTCCGAAGTTTGTCCGAATCCATCTGATAGCGGTAACCGATGATCGCGCCGGGAACCGATACGCCGAGCCCGGCCGAGTCGCTGCCGACGCGCGGGTAAGCGATGCGCAGCGTGCACTCTGGCCGTCCCTGCGCGGTCATCCGGTATTCGGTCCGCCATTCCGGCCCGCCGAGCACGCCGGATAGGTTGACGAGCAGTTGCCCGCGCGATCCGCCCTCTAGGTACTCATACGTCCGATCGCGCAGCACAAACGGCGATCCCGCTTCGGTCACTACCCGCACGCCGACGTCCTCGACGGGTTGCGCGATCTCGCGGGCGATGGCGGTCTGTTCCCAATTCTGGAAACGCCGATCCGGGTAAAAGTCCCATTGCCGCCGGGTCAGATAGCCGGGCAGCTCGATCATCGTGAACTGTACGTGCTCGCTGCCGTCCGTATCGACTACGCCGGTCGGCACGCCGCAGAAATACGGCTCGCCGCCGTAAAATGCCCATAGCCGCCAGCCCCACAAAGTAAGCATCGTGTCAGAGTCGAGCCCGCACGGCAGATTAACCGTGAAGTTTCCGTAACCGAACGCCGACACTCGCTTAACGCAATAGAACGCCGACACGTCGACGTTACCGAGCCGGGTCGGCGGCGAGCCGACCATGCTTTCGGCCCAAAACGTCCATTGATCCGGCAGCGCGACGCTCGGCTCGCGCGGGTCGAGCGCGAACGGCAGCCCTAGCGGCGCGGCGGTTATACCCATGTCGACCGCCAGCCGAGCAGGATCGAGCCGCTACCGGCCGACCGGAGAAACCATCGGCCCGAGCTGCGCGGCGCTATGAATATCGGCCGCGAGCCCGGCAGAATGTAGCTCGCCCTCGATAGCCCGCCCTCCGCTTCGGCGGTCAGAGTCGAGCAGTTGACGAGTATCTGCACGCCGCGGTCTAGGTGCGCAACCCGGATAATACCGGATGCGTTATCGGTCAGTGCCGACTCGCTTAGCTCGCCGGTATAGAGCGCATAGACCGGCGCTTGATAGCTGCCAGCGTTCCGCAGCACGGCCGAATTCGGGATATACGGCGCGGCGTATCCCCACGGGTACTCGCGCGGGTAGTCGCGCCCGGTCCCTTCGGTGACGTTCGTTAGCTCGGCGGTCTGCCACGTTCCGGCGTATAGCGCCGGGTCGGCGGCGGTAAGCGTGACCTGATACTTAAACCCGGTCGCGCCGAGCATCCGATGCCGATATGACTCTGTGCCCGCGCGGACGTCGGCGGTCAGCACGCGGGATTGCTCCCAATCGCCGACCGCGAGCAGCTTCGGCTCGCGTGACGCCGCGCGCTGCGCTAGCTCGTCGCGGAACGGGCCGAGCAGCTCGCGCGGCCCGGTCGCCGCGCCATAGATCGTAATGATGCGCTGGCGAAGTACCTTCGGCCCCCATGCCGCGCCGTCGCTGATTACCCGCGAGACGTCGTTACCCTCTAGCGGCGGCGAGTCGAGCCATCCGGTCAGATTCTCGACTACGGCGCATAGCCCGTTTTGCTGGTCGCCGGTATTGATCCATAGCCCGTCCCAAACAATCGGAATTAGCTCGCGGGCTGGCGGCGGCGGCGGCGTCTCGTATTCCCAATCAAACAGCCGGTCGTATCCGCGGGTCGCCAGCGTCGCCGCGATTCTGCTCATGCTTCGCCCCCTGCGGTTGCCCATGCCAGCTCGCGACTCACGAGCGCGGCGATCTGCCGCTCGTCTTGCTGCGCGCTCGGATAGACATTGATCGTCGGCGCGGCGCTGCCCGAGCCGAGCCCGGCGAGGTCGCCAGCGCCGAAGCCCGGCGCGCCGATATGCGGGCCGACCGCGATCCGGTTCGCGCCCTCTAGCCCTTCCTCTAGCCCGGCGACCATGTTTTCGCCGATGCCGATCATTACCGTCGACGGCGAGCTGATACCGAGCACGCCCTTAAACGCGCCGACGACGCCGCCCGCGAGCGACCGCGCTTGATCGAGCAGCGGCCCGGCGGCGGATAGCCCTTGCTGTAGCCCGGCGATCATCTGTTGCCCGATCGGCGTCATCGCCGCGGCGTCGAGCCCTTGCTTGATCACGCCGACCACGGGGCCGGTTAGGTTGCTCTGTATCCATCCGCCCATCTGCCGCGCGGCTTCCAGCCCCTTTTTAAGCCCGGCGATCACGTCGCCGCCGATCGTGATCGTTACCGTGCTCGGGCTGAATACGCCGAACCCGCTCTTAATGAACCCGACGACGGGGCCGGTCACATTCGAGCCGATCCATCCGCCGAGCGACTTAGCGGCCGATAGCCCTTGCTTAAGCCCCTCGACCATTGACGAGCCCGCCGCCCGCGCGTCGCTCGTCATCCCGGTCCATTTCTCGCGGGCCGTGTTAGCGATCGTGGTCGTCGCCGACCTCACGACGTCAACCGCTTTGCCGAACCCGGCGGCGAGCACGCCGCCGATCGCCCCGGCGACTTGACCGACGACGGCGGATAGCTCGCCAAACGCCGGGATCAATCCGGGCGAGTTACCCGTGATCCAGTGCCATAGTTTTTGGGCGAGCCCGGTTAGAAACTCTATGGCCTGGCCGAGCAGCTTTAGCGGCTGCACGACGTTGAGCGCCGCTTGCGCCATCGCGGCGAATTTGATCGGAATCTCTAGGATCGGCACGAGCACTTTCGTCGTGATATCGAGCAGGAATCCGATTACCTTGATCACGCCGGTTATCACGGGCACGATAGCGCCCATGCTCGACCCGGCCCCGTCCGCGCCGCCCGCCATGCTTACGCCGAATAGCTCGCCGATCTGCTTAAGTAGCGGCGCGAGGTTGCGAAGCGCCGGGGCGAGCGCGTCGCCGATCGCGCCGAGAATATCCCAAAGCGCCTTACCGAATACCTTGACCAATTCCCATACGGCCGATAGCGCGGGCTTAAGCCCTTCCCAAAGCGCCTTACCTAGCTCGATCACAGCGCCGCGGAAATCCGAGCTGGCGAGCATGAGCGCGGCGATAGCGGCGACGACGGCGGTAACGGGCAGCGCCAGCGAGCCGAGCGCCGCGCCGAGCCCGCCCGCCGCGGGCACGACGCCGGATAGCGCCGGGATGCTGTGCAATGCCGCTTGCGCTACGCCGCCGAGCCCCTGCGCGCCCATAAGCAATTTCGCCGGGCCGAGCAGGTTTGTCAGCATCCCGCCGAGCACGGGAATCTGTGACAGCAATCCGGGCGCGACGAGTACGGTTATCGCGCCCGCCGCGGCGATGATCGCCGGGCCGAATCGCTTAATGATCTCGGTTATCCGCTCGACCTGCTCGGGCTTAAGATTCTTGATAAATTCTGTCCAGCCGCTTACGAGCCCGACTAGCGGCGCGACGAGTTTCTGCACGGCGACGCCGATCGCGTCGAATATCGGGGCGAGCGCGCCGCCGGGGCCGATCGCCGCCGATAGCGCTTTGGCCATATCGTAGGCTTGCAAGATCAGCGGGCCGAATGCCTTAACGAGCCCCTCGCCGACCGACAGTTTTATATCGTCGGTTACCCGCTTGAACGAGCGCAGCACTTTACCCGGTTCGGTCATCGCTTCGGCGTAAGCGCCCGCAACAGTCTTGCCCGATTCGAGCACGGCGTTTAGCACGGCTTGCGACCGCTCGGCGTCGGTCAAGTCTTTAACCGACTTACCGACCGATTTCGCATAATTATCGATCGCTTGCCCGGCTTGCACGTTGAGCCCGGCATTCCGTAGCACCTGCGAATTCTGCGTGGTTATACCATGCGTGAGGTCGGCGAGCACTTCGGTCGAGTTACGGCCCGAGATCACGGCGGCATCCTGCGCGACGGTCGCGAGTTTCTGCGCGTCGGCGAGTTTCAGGTTATTACGGGTGAACTGCGCGACCAAATCTTGCGCCGTGCCCGCTTCGATCCCTTGCTTACGGATCGCGGCGACGCTCGTTTGCATCGCCTCGTATGAGACGTTATTTGCTTTGGCGAGCGCGCGCAGGCTCGCGTCCATCTCGCCGACACGCGCCGCGGTTTTGAACGATTCGACGCCGAATGCGACCGCCGCCGTGGTCGCCCCGGCGATCCCGGTCGCAACCGCTTTGCCGGTCGCCAGCCCGAGCCCGCCGATCGCCTTTAGCCCGGCCGACATTCGGTCGCTGATCGTGTGCGCGGCGTCGGTGCCCGCATTGCTCGCGGCGTTTTTGATATCGACGGTTAGCTGCCGCGTGTCGGCGGTTACCCGGACTTCTAGCCCGCCGTATGAGTAAGTCGCCATCGCGCACCATGCCCGGCATCCCGGCGAGCTGGCGAGCGGCGTCCGCCCACGAGCCCGAGCCGCTCGACGTCGACCCGGCCGCGGCGGGCGCGCGCTCCTGGCGCTGGCGCTGGCGCGTGCCCGGCCGGGCGATCGGCTTCGGCTTCGGCGGCTTCGCGCCGTGCGCGCGCAGGGTTACCCATGTGAGCGCGGCGAGCTGATCGACCAGCACGGCGAGCAGCTCGGCCTCGACCGACCAGACCTCGCCGGGCGTGCGGACGGTCGGCGGCAGCCGGTCGAGCAGCACAGCAACCCGGCGGGTCGTCGTCGCCGGGTCGAGCACGTCGACGCCGAACGCGGCCATTACCGCCGCTTCGACGTCCGGGTCGAACCGCGCTGCGCACGCGGCCCGGAATTTGGGAGGTCGAGCCCTTGCTGTTTGCCGAGCTGTTCAAACAGCAGGTTTAGCTCGCCGAGCGTGAGCCCGTCGAGCGTGAGCTGATCGAACGCATCGGGGCCGAGCAGCACGGGCAGCGCGGCTTCGAGGTTGCCGAGCGCGATCTGCCGCAGCGCCGATAGCGGCCATACGCGGGCGGGCGGTACGGCGTAGTCGTGCCCCTTGTAAACGAACGCGAACGGCGTCGACTCAGCTTCGGCAGCGAGCGCCGCCGCTTCTAGGTCGAATAGTGCGGGCGGTTGCCCGTTCGCGCTCGCGGCCCCGGTCACGCCGCCGCTTCGGCGTGCGCGGCGCTGCCGCGATGGCGTCGGCCGTTGCCCGTGCCGCCGTTGCTCGCGCTGCCATCGCCGCGCGGGCCGAGCTGGACACGGCCGAGCACGCCGCCGTCGTCCAGCGCCGATAGCGTGCAATCGAGCGGAACCGCAGCGCCGCGCGAAATCGCCATATCGCCCGCATCCGAAAGCGACGCGCGGCGGAACGAGATTCGCAGCACGCGCTCGGCGTCGGCCGAGTCGATCCCGATCGCGTACAGATGCGCGGGCGTGTCGGTCCGCAGCTCCATATCGATAGAGCCGTCGCTGCCCGCGGTCGGTACGTCGGCGTCGAAATAGAGCGCGAGCGTCTGTTCGTTGAGCGACCAGATCACGAATTGCAGCGTGACCGACCGGCCCGTAATGACCTCGCGTAGCGGCACGGCGCTTTGCCACGGCTGTATTGTCTCGGAATCCGTGCTCGCGCCCACGGTCGGCCCGTCATCGGACAGATAGCCGAGTATCGACCATTCCGAGCCCCAATCTTCGTCGGTCGAGTCGGGCGGCTCGGTTCCGGCTTCGGCGATGTAGATTCCGGGTCCGTTCGGCGTGCCGACTTGCACTTCGCTCGGGTCGAGTGTCGGTGCGGCTGGCGTACTCATTTGGCGGTTTCCTTCCTACATTCGCGCCGGAACCGTAGCCCGGCGCGGGGGATGAACCCTGATCTCGTAACGAGCCACATACCGCGGCCCGCCGTTATCGTCGTCGGGCAGATAGAACGGCCCCTCGACCGCTTGCGAATACGACACAGCGCCGTCTGCCCAATCGGCGTCGCCGAGCCCGGTCATGATCTGCCGCACGCGCTCGGCGAGGTCGCGCGCCCGTTTCTTATCGGCGTGCCGCGCGTCGACTTGCACGAATACGGCGTATTGCCAGCCGAGCCGGTCGAGCTGCGTCGCCGCGTAGGCGAATGAGGTCACGCCCTTAAGCGCCCCGATCGCCGACCAGACGAGCGCCTCGACGTCGGGTTGCTCGACCACGGGCGCGGTCATGAGTAAGCGCCCCTCGCGCTGGCCAGCGCGCGGCCGAGCATCGCGTCGGCGCGGCGGTTGCGGGTTCCGTACTCGACATAGCGCCCGTGCGGCGTGTCGTTTCGGATGATCGTCGTTCCGGGGTCACGGCCGGGCAGCGTGTGCCAGCCGCCCGCGAGCTGGCCGGTCGGCCCGCGCGGCGTCGACGCGCGCGCCGCTTCGGCGACCTGCTCGGCGATCCGTGCGATATCGGGTTGCACGGCGAGCCGCCGCGCTATCGCGTTCGTGACCTTGAACGTCGCCTCGCCCGCCATATCAGCTCGCCGCCGATTCGGCCGGCGCTTCGGTCACGGCGGCGACGTAACAGTCGAGCCCGGAACCGATCGGGTCGGGCAGATACCGCACGGCCGAGAGCACGAACGCGCCGCCGCGCACGAGCGCCGTCATCCCGTTACGCGGCTCGGCTTCGGCCGGTAGGAACAGCGTTCCGCCCGCCGAGCTGCGCGGATCGTGCGGGCCGTGCCCGCCGCCCGCGGTCGCCCGCGGATCGGATGCCGCTTGCGCGAGCTGTAGGCTGCCGCGCCCGCGCCACGTCGCCGCGAGGTCGCCGGGCAGCCGCCAGCCGTGCGGGTCCATCCCGCCGGGCGCGAACAGCTCGACGGCATCGGGCGCGAGGATCACGGCCACGGCGCGCCCCCTTCGGCGCGCCCGGCCTGGCCGGTCGGCTCGTTTGCGCAGGTCACGGCGACGGCTCGACCTCCCACCCATCCCACGGCAGCTCGCCGAGCCCGGCGAGGTCGAGCGGCGCGAGGTCGAGCGGCACGGCGACGAGCGTTCCGAGAAACGATCGGTGCCAGCGCGCCCGCGAGATCGCGAGCCCGTAGTCGCCGCCGGGCATCGGCGGGTTGTACGTGACGGATTGCATCCCGGTCTGTACCTGCGAGACAGCCGAGCCCGGCGGCAGCGTCGCGGCGTAGTGCTCCCATTGCAGCGCCGCGCACAGATGCGGCTCGCTCGACCAGTAGAGCGCCGCGATCTGCTCGGCGTCGGCGACCGGCAGCCCGCCGCTCGTCGGCGGGTCGAGCGGCGGTGCCCACGCTTGCCAGTCGGTCACTTGCTCGCGCGTGCTCGGGCTTCGCTCGCTTCGCCGGGGTCGGGCGGCGGCGCGAGTGTGGCGAGCCGAACGCGGGCGAATGGACGCGCCCCGGCGGGCACGCGCGGCGTAACCGGCCGCACGATTGCCGCGGCAAATCTCGCCCACACTTTAATAGGCGTGACGTTATCTTGAAAACCGCTCACAATGACAGCGCCGTTATTGTCGGCGACGACGGCGTTTGGGTCCATCGTGTAACGGATATCTTGGCGGACGCCGACCTGTAGGAATCCCCACGAGCCCGTAATGAAGTCGGCGACGGTGACCTGCGACCACGGGTGATATTCGGTCGGCAGCCCGTAGATAGCCGGGCGGACGTATTGGTCGACCTGCGTTTCGCCGAGCAGCAGAGCGCCGTTCGCGTCGCGGACGCCGCGCAGCCGACCGCGCACGAGCAGATCGGCGGCGTGCCCGGTCACGTTGAGCCCTTGCAGCTCGACCGCGCTCATTGCTTGGTTGATCCCGTCGACGGCATCGATGCCGTTCGCGATGGCGGACGAATACGTGTTACTCACGATTCCGCCGGTCGGGTATGAGCCGGGCGCGCCGATGCCGAACAGCACGGCGTCATCTAGCGCATAGCCGATCGCTTCGGCGAGCCGGGGCCGAACCCAATTCCATAGGTTGATCTCGGCATCTTCGAGGTACTCGTCGGGAATCGCGGTCACGGCGGCGACTTCCTCAGCGCGCAGCGTTTGCGCTTCCATCGCCGTCTCTGTGTACGCTTTGCGACCGCCGGGCGCGGCGACGAACGCCGCTTTGGGCAGCACCTTCGGAATCGGCAGCTCGTTAATCTTCGTGCCCATCGGCACGAGGTTTGCGAGCCCGAGCACGGTTGACGATGCGGCGGCTTCCTCGATGATCTGCGCGGACATTTCGCGCGGGATCACGCCGGAATAGTCATAGGCTGGCGGGGCGGGCGGCATTGCGGGATGCACCTTCCGGGGCGAGACGGTATGGCTCGCCGCTTTCCGCGCTCCCGGCCGCGCGCCGCATCCCGCCGCACGCGCGCCCGGTCTTGGCATCCCGCCGCGTAAAGCGCCCGGATTCGGCCTACCGGCTGCCGCCGCATCCCGCCGCGCGGCATCCCGGCCAGAGTACGCCGCCGGGCGGGCGAGGTCTAGCTAGCCGCCCGGCTCGCCCGGCGACGAGCTAACCGGCGGCGGCGTCGGCCCGCCGCCCGGCGGCACCTGCACGCGCCAGCCGTCGCCCTGTAGCGTGTCGGCGATGTTGCCCGCCGTGAGGTCGGTCGGCCCGGCGAATCCGGTCTGCCAGACCTGCACAACCGAGCCGCCGCGGGCTAGCTGCGCGATGCACGAGCCGGTAACGAGCGTGGTCGTCGCCCACGGCTTCCCGGTTATGTCGGCGACGAACGCGATCAGCGCCCGCGAGCCGCACGCCGGGCCGGTCGCTGCGACGATCACTTGCTGCCCATCGGCCGAGCCGCCGACGATCGTCGGCGTGTACCACGCGCAGCGCTCGACCGCCGCCGGGCGCGGGGTCGGCCGCGGGCGCGGCGGGCTCGGGCTCGGGCTGGCCGTAGTCCTGGCCGACGAGCACGCGGCGAGCGCGACCACGGCGAGCACGAGCACGGCGGATCGGATCATGGTCGGTCCCTTCCGGGGTTCGGGCCGGGTTACCGGCGGCGAATCTGGCGCAGCCAGTCGCCATCGGCGGCGGGCGGCGCGGTCGGCGCGCGCGGCCCGGCCGGTATCTGGCCGGGCGCTGGCGGCGCGGCGGGCACGGCGGCGAGCTGTTCGACCGCGGCGGCGATGG